GTACGGGCGTAGTAGCTCACGCCGTAGCGGTTGAGCAGGTCGCCTTCGGTGGAGGTGTCGAGGATGTTGTACTCGACCACGCGGGAAACGTCCTCGGCGAACGTCACCTGATTGCCTGGACTTTCCCACTGCTTGACCTTGGCCAGCGCAGCGATGGCCAGGGACGATGGCGCGAGGAACACGTTTTTCTTGGCCGCCTTGGAGTACACCGACGGCATGTTGTGCACCAGAAGGCAGCGGTCAAAACCGAGATCGGCGCCGCCCAGTTCACCGCTGTAGGTCACTTGGTCGGCGACGCTGGCGTCCTTGCCGTCCAGCACCACGCGGGCCTTGATGCGCTTGCCGAAGGCAGCAAATTCACCGGCCACGGCCTTGGTGCCGGTGAAGCCGGGGGCACCGATGATGGTCAAGTCTTCCGGTACGCTGGCCAATGCGGCCAGGCCCAGCTTGCGGCCGGTGACTGGCTCATCGCCGCCGATCACATTGTTGAGCGTATCAGCCGGGGTGGCGCCCTCCTCCACGATCACCACATAGACCGGCACCTTCACCACTTTGAGGATCTGGTACACGGCATGGAACAACGTGCCCGACTCAGTGCCGGTCGGGTCCAGCAGCGCCTGGGTGGTGAAACTGTTGATGCGGAACGGCGCATTCTTCGGGATCGACGCATGGGCCTTCGGCGCAGTGCCGACCAGGCCGATCACGTTGTCACCCAGGCCACCCATGGCCTCGGGGGATTCGGTGGCATTCACGGTGATGCCGTTGTGCTCGAAGTTCAGAACCTCAGCCATGGTCAGTCAGCCTTCTTTGGGGTGGAGTTGAGGACGCTGGTCAGTTCCAGGCGGCCGGCGGTGCGCAGGGCGGATGCTTCGACGTCCAGCAGCTCCAGTTCCTCGCCGACGGTGGACCAATGGCCGCCTCCGGTGGGGAAAGGGATGAGGACGGTGTAGGTTTGGCGGTTTTGCATAGGGACAAATCTCCGGGTGGAAAACGCCAAAGCCCCTGCGGAAGGGGCTTTGGGAGGCGAAAAAAAACCGCTTTCGCGGTGGGGATCAAGCTCGGTCAGGCAAGGGATAGAGCGCCTTTATTTCAGCGACCTTGTCGCGCCAAGCCTTTTCTTTTTCGGAGGTTTCGTCGTATTGCCACTCAAGAAACAGCGGATCAGCCTCGGTCATATAGAGTGTGCGACGTGCAGCAATAGAGTTTTCCAGTTGCGCATTTTTAGCCGCTTCGGTAATCAGCCCTGCTGCTTGTTCTGCGGAAAAACCAAGGCTTTTGAGAATATCCAGATCGGCTGGAATGTTGATCAGTTGTTCGCCGCCAGGTGTTACCGCGGACTTGATGGAAATGCTCATTTACGCCCCCTTCATCGCGTAGATTTTGTCGTTGTCATAGGCGTATGCCATACGTTTCTCAGGCAATGTAGCGCCCAGAACAGTATCAGCCTCCGCAAGACGATAAGGGCGAACACACCAGCGGATTTCCCAGTCACCCTGGCTACTTTCGCCCATAGGTACTTCTGCATCCACGCGGCTGAAACCCAGCGCGCCAGGGAAGGACTTGTTGACGGTGTAGCTCAACCCCCCTCGCAGATAGAGCCCGGAGTGAATGGACGATTGGATAACCTGCCCGTCTGTCACCCCCAAATACAGCGGCCTGACGCCCGACACATGCCGAGCAATGCAAGTCATTCCAAAGCTGATACCCCTGACTGTTTCGCGGTAAGTCTGAGAAATGCGTTTTACCGTGAGGTAGTTGCCATCCCCACTCCATAGGTGCCCGCATCCTTCCATCTGCAGGTTCAGCCCGGCGATGTGCACAATTCCTTGCCCAAACGGCCACAGGCCCGCATCACGGCTATAAATACGAGAAAAGGTAACTTCCGTCTCACCGTTATCATTACCGGGCATAGTCCACCACACCGGGTAGAACGTATCTGTTGGCAGTCCCGTCAGGTCAATATCCTGGCTGTAGAGTGCGCGACCGTTGATATCCTTGGCCTGAACACTGTTGCGCCAAGCGGTGAACTGGCTGGATGCCGTATCGACCTGGGCATTGATTTTCCCAATCTGATTGGTAACCGTGTCCGTAAGTTTGTTACATGCATCTACAACTTTCGTAATCGTTGTTTCAATTCCCATCATCAACTCCCTGTCGATTTTTGTGCATTTGCAGCACTTTTGTGGCGGTCGTTACTTCGCTTCGAGGTACATGACCCTGAACATCAAATCCACATGTCGAGACATGTTGCCCACCGAAGCCGCCGCCATAATCGCGATTTCTTCAGCCAGCAATACATTGAGATTTTCACTCCCCACCACAATCGTCACGCTGTCCGCCGGCAGCGGCGAAATATCCAGCGTGAACTTTTGCAGTACTCGAGCCGCTGCCGCTTTATACGTCAACAACTTCCCTGACACGGAATACACCGCTAGCAAAGTCCCGCTGGCAAGATAAAAACCGAACTCGCCAATTTCATATTCGGCCTCGCCATCAAACAGCGCGGCCATCCTGAGTTGGCGGTCGCCCAAGTCCTCGTAATCCACAATAGCGACCCGTTGACGCTCGTCACGCAAGGCCACCTCCGTACCATCCGGGTTGTAGCGGCCAGTGCCGGCGCCGATGTGGGTGATTTCGCCTTTCAGGCCCTGGTTCTTTGCCTGAAGCACTTCATCCAAACCTTTGGATGTGAAGCGCACCAGGCGCGTAATGTCATCTGTCATGGCTGCGCCCTGAGGTCGTAGTCGTTAATGGTGTAGTGCCGGGCCAGCCCGACACTGGTTAGCCGGGCGGCAAGCCCGAGTTCCGGTAGCGCGCCTTCAAGCTGCAACTCGCCATCGCTCACCGGGGTGTGGGCTGCGCTGTTGAAGGAGACGGCACCCTGGAGCTTCACTTCGGGCAGTGCGCCAGGTGGGTTGTCCTCGCCGACGCTCAACCCAGGGTCAGCGGCAGCGCAGAGGCGTAAACCCTGGGAGGTTTCATGCACGATGGTGATTGTCGCAAGGTCCCGCTCACTCTGCGCTGCATTGATTCGACGGATCAGTCGGTTATGGTCACCGCTGGACCAGCTTCGCCCGATAATCGCCTGCACATCAAAGGTGTAGGGCACACCCAGTGGCCGCTGCTGATACCAGGCGCTGATGTGGGGGATGAACCCCAGCGATTCCACTGCGTAGCTCAACGCCTTGGGCGTACCCGCCTGACGCTGGATCTGCCATGACAAGGTCACGGTGAGGCGCTTTTCGGTCTCGCTGGCATCTGTGTTCCACTCATTGACGCCTCGGTCGGCAGCCAGATAGGGCAGGAATTCGGCGGGCGTTTGCAGCGCATTCATCAACGCCGGGAACGGCGGTACGACCCGCTCGAGTAATGTCCCAAACCCCAGGTCCAACGCCTTTTCCAACGGTGAACTGTTGGCCGGCAACAGGCTCGCTTTAGGCTCACTCATAGCGTGCGCACCTCCACCTCGACGCCCATGCAATACGGGGCCTGGAACGCGGTGCTGATGATCGGCTCCAGCGGCTCAAGGATCTGCAGTTGCGCCGCGCCAGCGCTGTGGATGGCGTAGTCGATCCAGCTTGGGTCGACCCGACCTTCCAGGCGATGGCAGGAGTCGGCGTAGGTTTGCAGCAGTTTCTGTGCAGCAACCTGGGTCAAGCCAGAATCCGGGCCGGCGTTGATCTTGGCGATCACGCGGATTTTGTAGCGCTGGATCTGTGCTCCCTGGACGGTGACCAGATCGGTTTCCGGCCTTACATCGGGCCGTGCGAAATGTCGCCGCACGCCGTCAAGCAAATCGGCGGAAGCGGTGCCATCACCCTCCCTGGAAAGCACGGTGACCATCACCTCGCCGGGCGCGGTGCGTCGAGCGTTGCCGTCCTTGACCTGCGCCGCGTAGCCGTCCGGATCAAAGGTGTAGCTGACGGTCACTACGCCCGGCGTGGCGCTTTGCACCTTGACCGATGGCCGCTCGCCCAGGGTGAACACCTCGCGACGATACTGCATGCGCGAGCCTGCCGCCGGGGCGTGGGGCGCCAGGTAGTAACGCAGGCGGGCGTCGTCGTCGCTTTCCAGAATCGGCGGCACCGGCGGGAAAGCAGCCGGGTCACCTGGGTCGAGGACCTGGCGCTCCAGCCCCATATCAGCCAGGCGTGCGTCCAGGTTGCTGCCGGTGGCCCACCAGGCCAACATCTGCTTGATGCGGGCGTTGTACTTGCGTTCGTGGGTTTGCAGGCGCACGCAAAATGCTTCCAGGGCCAGGGTCAGCAGTTCGCTTTCATTGTCGAGGCTGATCTTGAGTTTGGCCGCGCTTTGCGGGGCGCGAGTGGCGACGTAATCAACCACGAAGGCCTTGAACTCGGCCAGCAATGGTTCGAACTCATCGACCGCGATGATGGCCGGTTCGGCCAGTTGGTTCTGGCCAGGGATCAACATGCTCATGTCACGACCTCGAAGGATTGCTGGCGGTTTTTCCAGGTGCCGGCAAAACGCAGCAACAAACCGGCGCCCTGACGGGTAGCGACGATGATCTGGGGCTGAAAGTCGGCGATACCGTTCTGGGGGTTATAGAACGCCTGGGCGGCGTGGCTCTGGGCGAGGATCAGCAGATCGTCACCGAGGTTCTGCCCGAGCAGTTGCGGGATCAGCGAGCCGTACAACGGGCGCTTCTGGCGAGTGCCCACGGGAGTGGTCAGCGCTCGGGTGGCGCGCTGCACGAATTGCAACCAGTCATCGACGGCTGCCCCGGTGTCACGGTCGATTCCAATCATGGGATGTCCTTATCAGGGGCTGATGACCCGGCCTTGATGGTCCACCACCGGGCCGGTGAAGTGCGCGCCGCCGGCATCCAGCGACAGGCTGGTACCGCCGACTTGCAGCGTGATGCTCTGGCTGCTCATCGTCAGGCTGGCGGCGCCGACCTTGACGTAGACCTGTTCGCGAGAACCGATAAACGTGGTTGGGCCGTTGACCCAATTGAAGGCGTGGCTGGCGTCGTCGTAGTCGCTCTGGGTGCCGTCCTGATAACGCCGCCGGGTCAGCGTCGGAACACTGGAAACCGGCGGAAAACGATCGCTGTTCAAGCCGAACAAGGCCACCGACTGCGCCCCACCCTCGCCGCCGCCATAGTTGAGCAACAAGCATTGCTCGCCCACTGAGGGGATACGGGTTTCGGTCTGCGCCCCGGCGCTGGGGTTGAAAAACTTGATCGCCGGACTGAGTAAGTCCCCGTGGCTGATCGTGCAGGTATTGCTGGCGGCGTCGACCTCCTGGCACACGCCAATTCGGCAGAAGCTTTCTGCGCGTCGATAGAGATCTTCAAGCTGGGCTTCCATTTCGGCCAGGCGCTCGACGATCGGCCCCAGTTGCATGCGTAGCAATGCATCGAACATGGGCTACTCCTGCAACGGGCGGTATTGGTCGGGATCATCGATGTTCGTGACTTCCCAGGTGCAGGCAAACAGCGGCTTGCCTGTGGGATCTTCGAGCAGCGACGGGCCAAGATAGAGGGTTTGGATGAAGGAAACAGTCCAGGTGTCGTAGTCCGTTTCCGCGCTGGTAAGCACGGAAGGTGCCGCGACAATCGCGGTGGGCAGGTCACATTGATCGGGCGGCAGGCCCCAGCGGTTATCCAGGGCCAAGTCCATCAGTTGGCTGGCCAGGTCGCAGGCGTCAAAGGGCGTCGAGCCACTGACGACCGTGGCCTTGAGTGAAACCGACAAGGCATGCGCCTTGCGCCCGGCAAGGGAGCGAACGCCCGGGCCATTGCGCTCCACGCTGATCAAAATGCCGGTTTTGTCGCCCGTGTCGGAGAAGTCATGGTGATTACCGACCCGTAGTTGTGGGAACGCGCGCTTCAGCGCGTCCCCAATCGCCACAGGCAGTTGGGAAGGTTTTTCGAGAAGTGTCATCTGCTTGCATCCTTGCAGCGCTTACTGCTGATCCGGGCGAGAGTTCGGGGCCTGGTTGACCCCGATGCGCTTGGCCGCCCAGCGTTCATAAAGGCCGATGGCCACGTCCGCACCGGCCATGGCGGTGAGGCAACCAATGGCCCCGGCGGTCCAGATCGACATGCCGGCGGCGTAGCACAGCATCAAGGCCGAGACCCCGCAGACCATGCACGCCCCGGACCGCAGGGCCAGGCGCCGGATCAACGACCAACCGCGGGCGCCCTCCTTGTCGGCGCGCCACATTTCGCCGGACACCCCGCCGATCAGGGCCAGTACGATCACCAGCCAGATAGGCATTTCCGCTAACGCTTGCTGCTCGTTTGTCATGTCACGCCTCCTGGCTGAGCACTACCGGCGCCGGGCCGGCTCTTGGGTAAATCCATTTCGTAGGTAGGCATTCCAAAAAGCCCGGTTGCCCGGGCTTTTCAGTAATGCGGTCCATATTCGATCTTTCGGCGCTACTGGCGCGGTACGGATCTTTCCTCGATGTTTTTCCGACCACGATCCCTGTCTGCCGGATAACTGCTTCTGGTGCTTTACGCTGCACACCCGGGTCAGTTGCCAACCCTCTGAACCGTTATGAGGCCGGTTCATCGCTGCCTGTGTTGGTCATGCTTTGAAACTAAAGAGCGTCGGCATCCTTGCCGGTATTGCCTGGCATCCCTGCCATCGCTCAGATGGCGTCCTTGCCGGTGTTGCGTGCCTTCCTTGTCTTTCCTGGCAGCATCCTTGCCGCCTCCACCAGGCCTTGTTTGGCTGGCTTGAGATGAAGAATAGATATGTATGCATATACAGTCAATGCACAAATGCATTTATTTTTAGCGGATAAATGCATTGACGCATTTATAGCCTTATAGGACGGGGGTTTGGCGATTTTCTGCAGACGGAAAAAAGCCCGCTCGTTGGCGGGCTTTGTCTTACGCGGGAAGGTTAACGGGCGTACATACCCCACCAGAACACATGACCCAGGATGCTGATCTGCTCATCCTGGATATCCTGGAAGCTGTAGTCTTCATCCGGGTGCTCATCGCGGTTGAAACTGCGCAGGCGGATCCCGGAAGGCAGGCGATAGAGCTGTTTCACGCGCAATTGGCCGTTGTGATTGATAGCATACAAGTCACCATCGACGATATCGCCGATGCCACTCTTGCCCGCGTTCACCCCGACCGTCGCACCGTCGCGCAGCACCGGCAACATGCTGTTGCCGCGCACCGTCACGCACTTGGCCTGGTCGAACTGCACACCGTTATGCCGCAGGC